AGACGACGCCGGCGCTTGAAGGCCTGCTGGAAGTCGGAGACGAGCTTCTCAACGAGATCAAAGAAATGGCAAAATCCGGCGAGCTCAAAAAGATTGCAAAGGATGCGGGTAAGATTATCAAGGACGGAGCAACCGCCCTCAAAAACCTGATTGAATTTGTCTGGAAGTACAAAGAGGCGATCGGAGCGGTCGTTGTCGGCATGGTGTCGTTCAAAATATCGCTGAGTATCACAGGGCTTATCAACAGTCTTGTGATTGGCTTCAAGGCGCTAAAGGTTGCAACCGATTCCGAAACGACCAGCATGGGCGCACTCAACACTGTGATGGCAGCTAACCCCATCGGACTTGTTATGGCTGCGGTATCTGCTCTAACTATGGGTGCTCTTGCCCTTGCGTCCGCTACCTCAACTCAGACCGGCGAGCTGAAAAACACCACTGTCGAGGTCAAGGACTACACAGAGGCGCTGAAATCCGCTCAGGCACAAGAAGAGAAAATTATCTCGGCGGCTGAGGGAGAGGCCGAGGTGCTGAAAACCCAAAGGGATGAGTATGACCGCCTGCGTGGCAAGGCACATCTGACAACAGAAGAAAAAAAGCAGCTTGATTCTGTCGCGTCCAAGCTTGCTTCCACACTTGGAACCACAACGGAAGCGTTAAAGGATCAGAACGGCGCTTATCGGGATGTCAGTGCTTCGGTTGATGAGTATATCCGCAATCTCCAGAACAGGGCAAAAGCAGAACACTTGGAATCCATCATAAAGGAATCAACGGCGGCAATGTTCGACCTTGAGGAGCCCATCGCTGCCGCAAAAAGCAAGATAGCTGAAATCGAAGACCGGATCCGGGAGTTTGCGGAGGAAACGAAGAAGCACGACGCTGACTGGAACAAAGCTCATGCCTCAGAGCGTGAGCAGTTGAAAAAAACGTACGAAGCCGCAAATCAAACCTACGCGCAGCTTGAAACTCAGCGCCGTGATGCGCTGCTTGCTCAGCAGCGGGCAACGGACGAGTACAAGAAGCTGCCGCCTATTGTCAACAAAGCTGCCTCATCGGTGGAGGCTTACGCCGAAAATCTGAAGGATCTGAAGTCGGCAAGCACCTCCCTCCGCTCCGAGATGTCAAGCCTTGCAAGCAGTTATGATCAGCTCAACAACGGGCAGAGCCTGAGTATTGACACCATCCTCAACCTCATTGATAAGTACCCGGAATATACCGATTTGCTGATTGACGCGGCTAACAATACCGACTTACAGCGTGCCGCTGTAGAAACACTGTTTGAAGCAAAAAAGAACGAGTATATTCTGACCCAGCAAGCCGCTATCGACACCATCAAGGCCAGCAATCAAGAGACGGATACCATTATCCGAAATACCAATGCACAGATTGACGCCCTTAATAAAAAGGCACAGGCTTTGGGCTTGTCAACTGACGACGCGCGGCAAGAAAAATTCTACAGTACCCGCGTGAATCGTTTAAACAGAATTCTTGCAGAACGTTCCGATTACGTTGCAAGCAACAATGAAGAATTGTCCAGATTGCAGCGCAACATTGACTTTGTGCAGGGGTTGACGGTGGACTCTTTCAAAGGTGGCAGCTCCGGGAGCGGCTCAAGTAGATCTACTTCTGGGTCGGGCGGCTCGGGCAGCTCCGGCAGCGACAATGCCCTATGGGAGATGAATTCCCAAGGAGTCTACGCCAGCGGAGACACCTATCTCAAGGCCTATGAGGGCTGGATTGACCGGATGAAGAACCTGGGAAAGATGTCTACCCAGTGGGAGATCAGTCTTCTTTCCGATCTGCTCAAAAGGTCGGAGAACACGGCGGAGGAACGCTATGATCTGGAATATCGCCTGTACAAGGCCAAAGAGGAGCTGGCGGCAAAGGAAGCCAAAGCCCAGGAGGAAGCCGCCAAGGCCAAAGAGGAGCTGGCGGCAAAGGAAGCCAAAGCCCAGGAGGAAGCCGCCAAGAAGCGGCAGGAAGCTCTGCTTGACCGTCAGAAGCTGGCGCAGGCGGCGTTCAACAAGCTCGTGGACGACAAAATCAAGGCACTCGAAGCCGAGTCGGATGCTGCGCAGAAAGCGGCGGATGCGGAGATCAAGGCTATTGACGAAGTGGAAGCCCGGAGACGCCGCAGCATGGACGACGACAAGCGTCGGAAAGAGCTGCAGGGCATCAACGCCCGGCTCACATACAGTCACGATCTGACAGACACCGAGCGCTATGACTTAGAGCGCAGGAAGCAGGAAATTCTGAACGAGCAGTATGAGATCAACCGGGAGCGTGGGGTAGAGCTGCGGCGCTCTGCGATCCAGAGCCGGGGCGAGGCCGTCCGTGACCGCAACGCCCAAGCGATCGAAGGACTGCGGGAATCGAAGTCTGGTATCGCTGACAGGGTGGCGTATCTGTCCGGCAGTCAGACTTACGATCAGCGGGTTGCCAACAACAGCAAAGTTGTCAATATTAACCTAATTAACAACGGGCTGACAGAGGATCAGGCGGCAAACCGCATTGTGCAAAAAGTGTTGAAGGAGTTGGGATAGGATGCGTGGAAAGAAGAATATGATTTTCCGGAATGCCTTAGGACAGGAGGTTGTCTTTGATAACCGCACCCTCTTCTTGGAGTCCATCGACATGATCGGCGCTCCCGGCATCCATGCTGCAGAAAGTCTGGCAGGAGCGGACGGGCAGCAGACGATCTGCCACCAGCTCGGTCCTAAGACTATCCCCTGCGGACTGGCGCTCAAGGCCGTCGGAGACGTGGAGTGGCTCAAGAACCGTCTCTCAGAGGTCTTCTTCCCGGGACATGGCAACGCCGGGACAATGACGGTGGTGACACAATACGGCAGGTATGAGATTGAGTGCTATCCGGCCAACGTCCCGAGCTTTACAATGGCTGAGAATGATGGAGTGTACCGCTTCAATGTGGACTTTGTGGCAGATTATCCCTACTGGCGCAAGGGAGCGAAGCAGTCGATAACCTTCACCAGAGGCGCAGTGAACAGCTACTACATCCAGTCGCGGTGTCCGTACGAAATCTGTCCTGATATCTACCTGCCGGCATCATCGTCGAGTACACAGATGACGATCGTGGCAAGCGATGTCTTCGGTGGTCCGACACTGAGTTTCCTGGCGCATGATTTTCCGATCATTTTATCGACCAAGAAATTCGACATGCGGAACGCCAACACCGGGGAGCTGTGCACGAACTACTTAAACCCGAATGTGCCGGTGGATGACCTGAGGATCCGATACGGTAAGAATTTCGTTAAGGTTATCAGCGGGGTGCAGGATGGTATCGTAGTGTCCTGGTATGATCTGTCGATGGGGGAGATATAAGATGTTTGCAAGATTTTTTAGTGCCCCTGTCTACGAGAACGGCGCATGGAGCACTTTCAGCAATGGCCATTTGCTGGATACCGACAGGATCGTGAGCTATGAGTACACAAAGCGGTGGTGTAGGCCGGGGGCGTTCTCCCTCTCCCTGCCGTATGACCGGGAGATCATCAGCCTGATCGGCATCAACGGGACGATCAGGCTTGACAGTGACTGGCTGCTGATCCAGGATATCAGCTATGAGCCGGGGAAGCTGCTGACGATCACCGGCAAGGACTGCAAGGGGCTTCTGGACCTCCGCCTGACGACGTACGGCAGTGCTACCGTCGCAGGCGCTGAGGAGTATGACGTGGCCGCCGGCACGACGGCAGTCTGCATCAAACACTATCTTGACAGTAACGCCATCAGCCCGACGACGGCTGCCAGGATGCTGCCGCTGATCTGGGACAGTACCAGCGTATCCGGCCTAACCTCCGACAGCTATATGGCACGTCTGGAAGTCCTGTCGGAGGTCATCGCAAAGCTCTGTGACGGGGCGGATATCGGATATGATGTAAAAGGTGACCTTATTGGCGACAGATGCTTTGCGTTCCGCATCCTACAGGGCGTTGACCGCAGCTTCGAGCAGTCAGCAAATCCCCGGATCATTTTTTCGGAAAGTTGGGGGAACGTGAGGCGGCTCGGTTTTGAACATGGTGTCAGCGATCTGTACAACGTGATCTTCGCACAGGATTCTAATGAAAAAGTGAAGGTGGTCAACCGTGGCTCCGGCACACCTTCGGGAGTCTCACGGCGGGAGTGTACGGTCAGTGTAGGCGTGTCATCGACTGACACGGATACCAGAGACTACTTCGACAAGTATGCCCTTGAGCAGGTGACTGATAACGTGGAGACCCACAGCTATGAGGTGGAACCGGCGGCGTCTTCCGGCTACGGGGTTGACTACAGCTTGGGGGATATCGTCACTGTCAGAGACGGTGGCACCGGCAATTTGCATAACGCAAAGATCACAGAGGTGACAAAGAGCTACAGCCAGGGCAGACGGGATATCCGGCTTGTCTTCGGCAGGCAGAAACAAAAGCCGCTGCAGAAGGTCGTCAACGACATGATCAGCGGCACGGCAAGGAGGCGGTAGTATGGAGAATGAAATCAGAATGGTCAAAGGCACGACGGACTCTGTGTCTGTCACCATCATCAGAGATGACGGCTCGGAGTACACGCCGGCGGAAACGGACGTGGTACGGCTCGGTGTAAAGTACGACCCGCATCAAGAGAGCTACGATATCATCAAAACCGGCGTCTATGACAGCGAGAACGGCTGCTTTGGGTTCGAGTTTTCGCCGTCCGACACGGCAGGAATGATAGCAGAGCTGTATGGGGAGCGCTACTGGTATGATGTGAGCTTACAGACAGCCAGTGGGGACTTCTATGTCGTCATCCAGGCGGCGCCCTTTGTGCTGCTGTCTGCTGTCACGGTTAAGGAGGTGAGCTGAGATGCTGGTAGGAGTACTGACAAGAGGTACCAGGCTCACCGGTGTGCTGTCTTCCGGCGGCAGGAGCGGCCCGGACAGCTATGTACCGATCGATGTGGAGGATATCGTGGTGGATGATCTGACTTTCAGCAAAGCAATCACCGACTCATGGGAGACGATCTCTCAGATATCGGCGTCCGGAAACGCCCAGCAGTACTATGCTGTCGGTGACTGCAAGGCAATCCATATCGCAGGCACGGTGGGAACGCTCGAAGTTGACACGACACTATATGCGGTAATCCTCGGCTTTGACCACAACGCCGAGCTTGAGGGGTACGGCATCACTTTCGGACTTTTTAAATCGGACGAACTCGGCGTGGGCGTTGCACTTTGTGACAGCCATCTGGATACCTACAAAAACGACGGGAGCAAGTGGTACAACATGAGCCACTGGGGCAACTACAACTACGGCGGTTGGAAAGGCTGCGACATGAGATTTGACATTCTCGGCAGCACGGACGTCCCGCCAAGCGGATACGGCACTGCTCCGACAACATCTAAGATCGGATATGACGCTACTTCCACTTGTGCGACGAATCCGGTGAGCGGTACGCTGATGTCTTGCTTGCCGTCAGAGTTGAGAAGCGTGATGAAGCCGATCGTGAAGTACAGCAACAATGTCGGAAATGCGTCGGACGCAGAAGCATCAGTGACATCCTCGACGGATTACCTGCCGCTTCTGTCGGAATTTGAGGTTTTCGGCGCAAGAACTCACGCAAACTCGCACGAGCAGGCAAAGCAGCAGCAATACAGCTTTTTTGCTCAGGGCGGGAGCACACAAAGATTTCATTTTGCCAGCACTTCTACTCCTGTGATCTGGTGGCTACGCTCACCTTACTACAACAGCGTCCACTCTTTTTGTCGAGTAGAAAACACCGGCGATGTCGGATATGCCGGTGCAGATGGTGTCAGAGGTATAGCGCCGATTTTTTTAGTATAGGAGGATGGCTATGGGAGTTATCAAGCAAGCAATAAAATCAGCAGGAACCGAGATGGACTTTCTGACAGAAGCCGCGAGGGTGATACAGTCTTTGAGTGAAAAAATTGTTTTGACGGACAGCTCAATCCCAGAGATGTATGCAGAGAGTAACGACGGATACTCCGGAAAGCCGTTTCTGGAGTTTACGGTAGGCGGGGTCTATAGGCTGACACTGACACGGCCGTACGAACTGACCCGCAAAACGTCAGCGGAAACGAGCGGCGAGTACGCTGGCCTTTATGCGATGTCCGGCAACGCTGTCGGCGCTTACGAGACGAGGATTGAGCATATCGCAACGGGCACAGCGTTAGAAAATCCCAATCAGAATAATGGCATGAAGTTTTATTTTGGTACCGCTTATGCGAGTGCGAAAACGGTCAGAGAGTGGAGGGCGGCGGTCATCAGCAACAGCAAGGTCATGATCCTGCAGCTCAGCCCGTACAACCGCAACCTGGTAGATGCCAGTGCGATGGCGGATGTGATGCTGATAGAAGACAGCAGCACCCACGCTTTCCGGGCGAGACTTTCAAAGTACAATTCGTATAGTCTGTGGGATGACACCGGATATATCCTTGACGATACTACCCAGGCAACGGCTGTCAACCGGCTGCCGTACTATCGTGATAGCACTGACGAGACGAAGATCAGCAGGATACAGAGCAAGGTCCTTGCGGATACGTCAAGTGCAAAGGTCTTTCAGACATCGTATCTGCATGATGTGTCTACTTTCAACGTTGTCAACAGGCGCATCACGATAGCGGGACAGTCGTACTATGTCATCGACAGCAACACGCTGGTGCCGCTGTGATCGGGGGGTGGTTACAAATGAGAGACATAGAGTCAATCACGATCCAGGGGGCTCTTGCCGCCCTGATGACCATGATCTCCTACTACTGCGGCATCGTGGCGGTGCCCATCATCGTACTGGTAGCGGTCATGATCATCGACTATGTCACCGGCATGGTGGCCGCCTGGAAAGGCAAAGAACTGTCGAGTAAAAAGGGCGTTTTCGGTATCGTCAAAAAGGTCTGCTACCTGGCACTGGTCTGTGTAGGCATGGGCGTGGACTGGCTGATCTACAGCGGCCTGCGGCAGGTGGGCGTTGCCCTTGACTACACGATCTTTTTTGGGGTCCTGGTCACGGTCTGGCTGGTGATCAACGAGCTGATCAGCATTCTGGAAAACCTGAAAAAGATCGGCGTGCCTCTGCCTAAGTTTTTGATTGCGCTGATCAAGCGCTTAAAAATCACAACCGAAAAGAAGTTTGAAAACGAGGAGGAGAAAAACAATGACTGACAGGGAAAAATTCCTGAGCGTTGCAAGGTCCTACATCGGCAAGACAGGTGACGATATCTGCAACAAGAAGCTTCATCTGGGCATGATCGTTGACTGGTGCGCCTACTCCATTTCTGCCATCATGCAGGACTGCGGCTTCATCGGAAAGTACCAGGGCGGCATCTATGGCTTTGCTTCTGACGCCGCGAGAGAGGATCATGATAAGTACGGTGAGTGGTTCTTGAAGGGTGCAAAAGAGCCCCAGCCCGGAGACTACATCATGTTCAAGTACGCGTCATTCACCAACCCGCTGGATAAGTACAGTGCTTCTCACGTCGGCATCGTCGAGGCGGTCAACGGAAACATTGCCACCACCCTCGAGGGCAACGTGGACGGCTACGGCTCCAACTGGGCAGGGACGTCGACCTATAAGCGCAAGACGCGGTATCTGTCCAGCTCTGATGTTTATTCGTTCTACCGCCCCCACTGGCAGGGAGAAACCAAAACCACCGGCAGTTCCGCGTCAACAGCTTCTGACGTAGATGTCACCTATCAGGTACACACGGTAGGCGGCGTGTGGCTGCCGAATGTCAAAAACTTGGCAGACTATGCAGGTATGGATAATCGCGCCATAGACGGCATCCTCGCGGACGTGGGCGCGGGTCTGACGATCATGTCCCGTGTCCACACCGTCGGTGGCTCATGGCTGCCCTGGGTGCGCGGCAGATCAGACTTTGCCGGTATTTACGGCAGACAAATCGACGCCATCCAGATGCAGATCGTAAACGCTCCCGGCAGCACTGCCTACAGTGTGGAATATCGCGTATCCACCACCGGCAGCAAGGGGTATCTGCCCTGGGTGCGCGACTACAACGCTGTCAACGATGACGGCTATGCCGGCATCAAAGGAAAGCCCATTGACCGGTTGCAGGTCAGGATTGTGAGGAAGTAAGTAAACGAACATACATACCCCCGTCATGGCAATATCTGGCGGGGGTAATGAATAGAAAAATTCCACACGAAATTCCATACAAGACTAACAAGAGTGGCTTTGCGTACAGAGTATAACATATAATACGGAGGGTTCGAATCCCTCACTCTCCGCCATTGCAAAAACCGCATGAATCCTGAAAAACCAGTGTTCATGCGGTTTTTGCTTGTTTTCGTAGTATTAAAAATGATTCTAAAATTGCAATTTTGTAGCATAAATTCCATATTTTAAAACAAAATTCCATACGAAATTCCATACGGGCTCAGCTGTTGATGGCATCAGTGAAGAAGCGATTGATCTTGTCATCAACCATCTTTTTCTCGTCGGAGAAGGAATACTGATAAATTTTATCCATTGTGTTGACGTCGTCCCATCCGCCGCGTTCCAGCGCATATTTCAAAGGGATGCCCAGGAATCCCATGATACTTGCATTGATATGCCGCAAGTCGTGCAGGCGAATGTGAGGAATACCGTTCCTCATACATATCTTGTCCAGGTGACTTCTGATGCATGGCAGGCTGACAGTGATGATCGGGGCGTTTAAATCGATATTGATGCGCTTGTCCAGCAGCTCCGCCAGGAACGCGGGAATCTCGAATGTTCGTTTGCTCTCCGTGGTCTTGGTCCCTTTTTTTACAAGCTTGTTATTTTCGTCCGGAACGATCGCTTTTCTGACGGCGATCGTCTTTTTTATTGTGCTATAGTCCGCCCATGTCAGACCGATCAGTTCCGACGCTCTTAACCCGCCGCACATTGCCAGAAACAGAGGGATAGCACAGGGATCGTCCCGGATCGCTTTCAACAGACAGACAACTTCTTTCATCGTCAGCTCCTGCGCTTCAAACTTTTCTTTCTGCGGAAGCGTGATCGCGGACAGAGTTAGAGAGGGGGCATACATCTTTAGCACGGACTTAATAAATCCGATCTGGTTTTGCAATGTTTTAGGCTTCTTGCTTCCGATTTCCAAATTGATGGCAGCCTGAATTTTGTTTACCGTCAGCTTGTTCAGCTTGATGCACATGATAGATCGAAAATTGTTCTTCTGCACGTTTCGATAGCCCCTGATCGTAGAGGGGGAAAGAGTTCCACCTTTGAACTCAATATATTTGTCTATTCCTTCCGATAACGTCATAGATGAGCTGTCTCGGGTGATCTCCTGATGATGTGCCTTGAAGCTTGCTGCAAGATACTCAGCTTCTTTTTTGGTCGGCGCCGTGAAGCTCTTGCGGATCTTCTTGCCGTTCTGGTCCATACCAACAAAGACCTGAACGTTCCATGATCCGGACGGTAGTTTTTTGGCTTTCATAATCTGTCACTCCTCTCTTGATTTCCGGAGCGGATAATGCTATACTTGACTTGTCTGAGTTTGATATCATGATATCATTATCCGGAGAAGCCCTGTCGGTATGTTCACAGCATATCGGCAGGGCGGTTTTTTTACAGGCATTTTTTCAGAAGGTCATTGTTATTGAGGATCTTTTCTAAAAGCTGACTTAAAATCGTCGGATAGCTTTTACCGAGCGACTTAGCCTTTTCCATTGACTGAGGTGACAGGCTGACAGTTACGGACTGATTATTTCTTTCGGTAGCGCGGTAAGCTCTTCTGAGCTGTTCGTCCGTAAGCTCAGGGCAGTCTTCATCAAAAGATACAGGCAATTTCTCTGCATCTTCAAGCATTCTTACTTGTTCGGCAGTGAGTGGCTTGCTTACATCAATTTCTTTACGAATGTTCATAGTAGGTTCTCCTTTCCTTTGGTGTGGCTTTACGGGCGGAAATAATTCTTATAATATCACTTCCGCGTTCTGTATATACTACCATTGCAATAAAGGTCGTTTTATCTATCATACCGATGGTTATATATCTGTCCTCATAATCGGAGTGAAGTTCGTCATAAATTTCTATTCTGTTATCATCATAAAAAACATGACTTGCTGTTTCAAAATCTATGCCATGTTTTTTGATATTGATCTGTTCTTTGTTGTCATCCCATTCAAATGTCATTGATACCTTCATTCCTTCCTCCACCGCTCCGGCGGTGGGTTTTTTATTCCATGCGATAGACCACCTGCACCACCTTGCCGACTATGCGGATGTTGGTCTCCTTGAGGTCATAGACCTGCACCTTATGGACTGGGTTATAGCTCTGAGGGGTAAGAAAAACATTCCGCCCCTCACGATGAAAGCGCTTGACCGTGGCATTCTGATCGCCTACCATAACAACGGCGATCTCACCGTCCTCCACCTGCTCCTGCTGACGCACGATGATGATATCGCCCTCACATATCCGGGCGGCGTTCATGCTGTCGTCCTCGACGCGCAGGCCGAAGTATTCATTGCCGCCGTTGAGCTCTGTATATATATAATCCTCAATGTTTTCCTCTGCCAGTATCGGTTCACCACAGGCGATGGTGCCAAGCAGTGGAACTTCTTTTGTTTCCGGAAGCGGAATAATATTATTGATGTGCTCGATACTTGTACCAGCATGCACCGGAATATAGCTGCCTATCTCATCCGTCTTCAATGCAAGCCATTCAGGACTGACATTCAACTGCTTTGCAATTGCCTGGATAATAGGAAGTTTAATGCTTGTGATTGCACCACTTTCATAGCGCTGAATAGTTGACTTGTTAAGATGCAATCTGTTACCCAATTCTTCTTGCGTTATGCCTATCTCTGTTCTTCTTTGTTTTATGCGCCTTCCAACCTCAAAATTTTTGCTCATAATATTCACCTTCCTTCATTCTGATTATACTACATTAAATTGCGTTGTGCAATATATTTTTCTAAAATTTTTAAATTTTGTTGCAAAACGCTATTGACAAACCGTATTGCGTGATGTAATATATAATCATGAAGTTGCGTTATGCAACAAGAGAGGAGGGATTAACTTGGTAAACACGAATAAGCTCAAAGGGCTGATGAAAGAGTTGAACATCACTCAGGCGGACGTTGCGAAAGAACTTAACATAGCACAGCCGACCGCAAACCAGAAAATCAACAATATCCGGCCTTTTGACCTTGATGAAGCAGAAAAACTTGCAGATATGCTCCACATCGAAGCGGGTGATTTCGGCATCTATTTTTTTTCCAGATGAATTGCGTAATGCAACAGTGAATACAGCCGAGAGGGGGTGAGGGGATGCTTATAGTAATAAGCCAGACAATAACAAGGGCAGCTGAGGATAAAACTTTTGTTGTTGCTTTCAACCTGGATAACTGTGAAGGGCTGTCTGTATTTAATTGTGCTGTTTGTGTACTAATCAACGGCAGGAATGAGATGATAGCACGTTTTAAAACGCATGAAGAAGCTTTGGCTCTGGTTGATGATATCATTGAGGCCATGCGGTCAGGAGCTACCGTTTTCGACTGTAACGGAAGGAGGTGAGAAGGATGATTCAGATACCGACTAACCGTGTGCTCAGCGAAAAGCGGAGCGGGAAACAAGTAATTTCGGTACATAGGAAGTATGTCAACTCGCTCAATCAGGTATGCAGCCTCGATAGTAACTATGAATACGACTATGCTTTGTATCTCGACTACCTCTATGACAGCGGACAGATAGCCGGATGGGTACGCAACACGACGAAATTCGGTTTTTCTGAGGAAGTAGAAGTAAGAGGAAGAAGACAACAGGCTTACAGACCAGACTTCATAGTCTTTTTTAAAAATGGCACATACGAAATCCACGAAGTAAAAGGGTGGATGAACGAGCGCAGCAAAACTGTTCTTGCACAATTCGCAAAGGATTACGCAGGGCTTAAAGTAGTCGTTATCGGCAAAGATGAGATGCTATCTTTGCAGCAGCAGTTTAAAGATAAGTTGTGGGGATGGGCGATGATAAAATGACAAATGATAAATATCCTATAGTCAAAAAAGTGCCTAAAGGTTGGAAAGTGCTGCTCAATGCGACTACAGCTCCTAAAGGGCATATATGGATAACCAACAACAAACCTCAATTCAGCGGAAAGCGGTGAAGAAATGAGAGGAAAAGAGATACTGGTGACCATCTACGGTACCACCAAGCCGCTCCGGCAGTGGGCGGAGGAGTATGATCTTACATATGAGATAGTGTTTGAGCGCTTCCTGTACGGCTGGAAGGATGAGAACCTGATCCTTCCAGAACGATGCGATATGCTGACGAAGGCGATCGTACATAAGCTGTGGGGCGGCAGATGGGTCTACCGGAACGAGTTGAGCCGGAAGAACCGAAAGCATGAATTCCGCTGGAACGACACGACAAAATGGGTGTATGTGGGCAGACGACCCGTATACACATGAACGAAAGGAGCTGACAGTTATGCCAAGGACGAAGCCATACCGAAGCAGGAGCCCAGGGCAAAAAATTCTTGACGTTATTGCATACCATCAGAGCCGTTTGGAGCTGTCCCACAAGGAGCTGGCGGTTAAGATCGCTATACCGTATGAGACACTGCTGAGGCGCGAGAAAAGCCCCGAAAAATTTACCATCGGGGAGCTGACAAGGATGTCAGCGGCATTTGGTGTACCGCTTGCCGATCTGGTTAGCGGAAACGTAGGAGTATGAGAGGAGATAAAAACAATGGAATTTTTGAAAATATTTTTTTTGTGCATGATACTGCCGGGGGTGATATCGCTGCTTTTCGTTCTTGGCGATATCGCACTAAATCTTCTTTCGCGCTGCTGCAAGCGCTACAGAGAGTGGGCTGACCGTGAGATCGCACTTATCGAAGCCTGGCAGGAAGAGGATGAGCTATGAATGCGCACATCACACCGACTGAGAAGGGCGACCGGCTGACGAACTACCAGTTCAAGCTGATCATCAGGCTTGCCACCAGTAAGGAACCGGTCTGTGTCAGGGCTGACAGAATCCGGGCCCTGAGCTACTGCACCGATGCCGTGAAGTTCGAGGTGCTTAAAAAGTCCCGGAAGATTGACGACGAGACCTATCAAGCGCTTTACAACCTGTACTTCGGTGTTGTGGAGAGGGACGATGACAAGCCGGAACCGGCACCGGAGCCGAAAAAGAACAAGGGCGGAAGACCAAGCAAGTGGGACGAGGCGGATGTCCTCACCCTGATCCACTACTACAACAAGGGAACGAAGGCAAGCGTGCTTGCCGGCATGTTCCACAAAAGCGAGAACGTGATCTACGAGAAGCTGTACCGCCTTAAGCGAGACGAAAAGTATAAGGAGATGTTTACCATGAGCAAAGAAAAAGCGGCACCGAAGCCGCAGGAGCAGGAAAAAAAGTTCGAGGATATCATCCAGAGCGTGGATGCGGGGAGCCGGAAAGATCCGGAGACCAAGGACGAGGACGCACCGGAGCCGTTCTGTGCAGAGGGAACCGGCCTGATCAGCACCGACGGCAGCATCAAGCTTGACGATGAGCCGATTCTTGCCGCACTCCGCAAAGAGATGATCGACAGCGGCAATGTACAGTTCTACGGCACTGTACAGATCATTATTACGCCGCACAAGCCCACGGGGATGAAAGTGACGAGGGGGTGCAGAGAGTGAACAGCTTGCAAAAGAAAACCGCCCCGAGAGCGGCAACTCCCGAGACGGAAAGCATAGAAAAATCTACTACTATCAGTATAACCGAAAGAGAAATAAAAATCAACAGTGATTTCAGGCGCGGCAAAGACTTCCCTACAGGAGAGACAGGCAGCGCGAATCCGGGAGCGCAGGCTCTGCGCATCAAGGTGGTTGTGCAGAATCCGGGAGAAATCTCCCGGATCGTCACCGTCCCGAACACGCTTGAAGCCCTGCAGGAGCTTGTTGGTGGTTACATCGAGGTGCATCATATCAGTGGTAGCCTGCTCCTGGTAATGGATGAGGAAGGACGGCTGAAAGGCCTGCCAGAGAACGTCAGGTGCGTGCAGTACGGGACGATCGTCGGACCGGTGTTCATCACCGCCGATCAGGATGAGGACTTCCGCAGTCTGACCACCGAAGAGATACAAGCAGCCCGCGCGTGGCTGATGAAGCATAGTATTTGAGGAGGCAATAGAATGAGAACAAGCAGAATCAAAATCCGTTCACTGTTCGGAATCTCAGAGCAGGAGATCAGTGGCCAGAGTGTAGAGATCACCGGCCAGAAGGGCGCAGGAAAAACATCCGTTCTGGATGCCATCAGATACGCGCTGACAAACTCGTCCCGCCGCGATCTTGTGATCAAGAAGGGTGAGACAGAAGGAGAAATCCTGATCGAGACAGACAGTGACATTGTCATCGACCGGAAGGCGCGCGAAGGAAAAGCGGACAGCATCCTGGTAAAGGACGGAACCAACAGGGTGATGAAGCCGGAAACGTTCCTGAAGAGCATCATCACGCCGCTGCAGCTTGATCCGGTGGCCTTCACGCAGATGACGAAAAACGAGCAAAACCGAGCGATTCTTGACCTGATCGAGTTCGATTGGGATCTGAACTGGATCAGGGAGCAGTTCGGGGAGATTCCACCCGGAGTGGATTATAGCCAGAACATCCTTCAGGTTCTGAATGACATCCAATCAGACAAAGGTACATACTTTATCTCCCGGCAGGACATCAACCGGGACATCAGGAACAAGGTCGCGTTCATCGCTGACATCGCAAAGGACATTCCCGAAGGATACCAGGCTGAGAAGTGGCGCAGCTATGACCTTTCCGCCCAATACTCCGCCTTGATGAGGATCAAGGACAGCAACAGCAAGATCGAACGAGCAAGGGCGTTCAAGAATAGCTACGATAATAAGCTGAGAGGTCTTGAAGCTGACCGTGACATTGAGGTAACGGCAGCACAGAACGCCATCAACGCAGAACGTGACAGTATCAACTCAACTATCTCCCGCCTCATGGCAGAGCTGCAGGCAGCGAAGGATAAGCTCTCCACACTCGGAGACAAGCTCCAAGACAAAATCAGGATTGCAGAAGCAAACTACGAGACAAAAAAGGCGAAGCTTGACGCGGATATTGGTATCGCAGACAAGTACCTTGCTGCCGATCCGCAGCCAACGGAGCAGCTGCAGGCGGAAATTGAAGAAGCAGAAGCGATGATGAAGCATCTGAACGAGTATGACCGTATGGTTTCAATGCAGAACGAGCTTGAAAAACTTCGATCGGACGCAGAGGAGTATACGCGCAAAATCGAGCTTGCCAGAACGCTTCCGGGAAAGATTCTGGAAGAGGCGACCCTTCCGGTTGAGGGACTGACAGTAGAGAACGGGATCCCGCTTATCAACGGCCTTCCGGTTTCCAATCGATCTGACGGTGAGCTACTGGAGCTCTGCGTGGACATTGCCATGAGCAAGCCAACCAACCTCCAGATCATCCTCATTGACGGTGCCGAGAAGCTTGACGATGCAAACCGCGAGCGTCTCTACCGGAAGTGCAAGGAGAAGGGGTTGCAGTTCATTGCCACCAGAACGACCAACGACAACGAACTTATTGTTACCAATCTGTAAGGGGGTGAGTTCGTGAAAACACATTGGAAAAAGCTGACGAACCCCAACTACCTTGGAGCATACTCCATCGAGGACGGCAGAGATTTGATCCTGACAATCAAGAACGTCCGCGAGGAGAAGGTCATCGGAACGGATGGCAAAAAGGACGACTGTGTTGTCTGCTACTTCTATGAAAATGTCAAGCCCATGATCCTGAATTCCACCAACATGAAGATGATCGCAAAGCTCTATAAAACCAACTTTATCGAGGATTGGGTCGGGAAGAAAATTCAGGTGGGCATCGAGCAGGTCAGAGCCTTCGGAGACATTGTTGACGCGCTACGTATCAGAAAGATCATTCCTCAGGAGCAGGCGCCGGAGCAGAACGTTGTCTGTGATGACTGTGGTGGGAACATCGGTCCGTCAAACGGTCTTTCCGCCGGACAGCTTGCTTCATACACATCCAAGAAGTACGGGCGGCCACTGTGCGCTGAATGCGCAAAAAAGGCAGCTCAAAGCTTGAAAGAAGGTGCTTCCGGTGCTGACGAATGAGAATTATTTCAGCCCCGAACATGCCAGAAAATATATGAGTGTATCGCAGTTCAAAGCGTTTGAGAAATGCCAGGCTGCGGCTCTTGCCGAGCTGGAAGGACACTATGAGCGCGAGAAGACTACGGCACTGCTGATCGGCTCCTATGTGGACGCGCACTTTGAGGGAACGCTGGATGTGTTCAAGGCAAAGAACCAGGTTCTGTTCAAGAAGGACGGGACCTTGAAGTCGGAGTACATCAACGCAGACAGGATGATCAACCGTGTAGAACAGGATGAGATGTTCATGGAGTATATGAGCGGTCAGAGCCAGGTTATCATGACCGGAGAAATTGAGGGTGTTCCGGTAAAGGTCAAAATCGACAGTTATCATCCCGGAAGGATGATTGTCGATCTGAAGTGCATGAAGGACTTTGCTCCGATTTTCAAGCCTGGGCAGGGTCGTCTGAACTGGGTCGAGGCCTGGGAATACGATCTGCAGGGCGCTGTCTATCAGGAGATCGTCAGGCAGAACACCGGCGAAAAGCTCCCGTTCTTTCTGGCAGCCGTCACGAAAGAAAAAGAGCCGGACATTGCCGTCATTGAGGTTGGACAGGAATACCTTGACTTCCAGCTCGATCGGCTCAGAAAGAGCATACAGCTTTACGATGCTATCAAGCAAGGCCTGATCGAGCCGGAACGCTGCGAGAGGTGCGATTATTGCAAGGCTACAAAGATACTCAGGCAGCCTATGACCTTGGAGGAGCTTGACTATGACAATCCAGATTGACAGTAGAGAAAAGCCCCGGGCGATCAGAAATATCTGCTATGAGTTTACTCGACAGGGAGCACAATATTTCATCAGTAAGCTTCCCTGCGGCGACTATTGCAGCCTTGACAATGCCCGTTACTGCATCGACCGAAAGCAGAATCTCAACGAGCTTGTCAGCAACATCGGTCAACAGCACAGGCGGTTCATCAACGAGCTGAAACGTGCCAACGAACTTGGCATCCAGCTTGTGTTCCTTGTCGAACACGGAAAAGACATTGTCACGCTGGAAGATGTGAAGAGCTGGGAGAATCCTCGTTTAAAGGATTCCCCCAACGCCATTTCCGGCGAGCGACTTTACAAGGTTCTGAGTACGCTGGAGCAGCGCTACAATACCAGATTCTACTTTTGTTCAAAGGCGCAGACCGGTAGAAGGATTCTTGAACTGTTAGGAGGTGAGGAGAAACATGAATAATGTGTCACTCATCGGGCGTCTGACAGCAGATCCAGAACTGAAAACAACTCAATCTGGGATATCAACTGTGCGTTTCTCGATTGCCGTTGATCGTACATACACAAAACAGGGCGAGGAGAAACAGGCTGATTTCATCAACATCGTGGCGTGGCGTCAGACGGCGGAATTTATCTGCAAGTATTTCTCAAAGGGTCGCCGGATTGCCATCACGGGCCGCATCCAGACCGGTTCCTATACCGACCGTGACGGAAACAAGCGCTATACCTTCGATGTTATTGCTGAGAATGTAGAATTCTGTGACAGAAAGCAAGATTCCTCTGGAGGAGGTGCTGAAACGACACCCAGCACGCAAGCCCAACGAGCATCAATCCCGGACAATATTGACAACATCGTTGATATGCCGGGAGATGAAGATTTACCATTCTAAATATATTAAAAAGTCGATCATTCTTGCACGGTCGGTCACTGCACATGATGTGTAAACCTGCCGTGCCGGACACTGATCGCAAAGGAGAGCATCATGGCAAGACCAATCAAAAGAGGACTTGACTATTTTCCTCTTGATGTTGATGTTTTCTCGGATAGAAAAATCAAAATACTGTACTCACGTTTCGGGGCTGACGGATTCACTCTTTATGTTTATCTTCTGACTCAGATATTCAACGATGGCTACTATATGCAGGTTGACGATGACCTGAACTTTGTTGTGGCGTCCGACCTCAAAATGAGCGCAGAGAAAATAGGATTGATGATGAACTTCTTGCTTGAACGGTCACTGTTTGATAGCAAACTTTTCAGGTCGGATAAGGTTCTCACTTCCGCAGGGATACAACGCCGTTATCAGCAGGCTGTCCGGTCACGGGCTGCCAAGAAGCCGATAGAGGTATCAGAAAGGTTCTGGATTCTCAAAAAAGAAGAAACCGAAACCTTTATTAAAGTGCGCCCTGTTACTGGTTATTCCGAGAAAAACGGGAGTTATTCCGAGAATAACGCTAATTATTCCGAGAATAAGTACACAAAGGAAAGTAAAGTAAAAGAAAGTAAAGTAAAGGAAAGTAAAGTGTGTATAGAGATCCCGTGCCGGAACGGAGCCTTCGGCATCACGGAGGAACACCTTACAGACCTTACACACACGTACCCGGACATGGATGTGGAAGAATCTATCCGTAAGCTACGGAACTACCTCGTCGCCAACCCACAGAAGCAAGGGTATACGAGCAGTATCGAGGGTTATATTGCCATGTGGCTTTCTGAAGACGATAAGAACGGGAAGTATCGTAAGGCAGGAAAGGCCTATGATGGAACATACGACATTTCCGAGTACGAAAGCTACAGCGTTAGCGATGGGGAGTGGCAGGAATAGCAATGGGAAATAACTTTATCAATCGGAATTATGCCGAAAAAATAGAGATACTTACAAGCAGAGCCAAAGACGGAAGCACACACACCGCCGATCTTGACATCGGCGAGAGCTGCTATCTGCTGTCGCTGATCGGCGCGGTCAAGCTGTTCCGAATGAAGTGCATGAGCAGTGACGAGCTGTATCACGAGCAGAAGCGCCTGGAAGCAGAGCTGCTGAAATACTATCAGCACCGGGAGCTGTTTGATCTGCATATCTCCATCCGCAACCGCTACAGCCCTGTGCTGACGGAGGCTGAGAAGAGCGGGTGCAATGTTTGTCAGAGGTTGGTTAGAATTTTTGATGGGAGGAATTAAAAAAATGCGACCACTGGAAGAAATCAAAACAAGTATACGTCTGAGTATAAGTGAGTGTGATGACAGGCTTGGCCTTGTAGCCTATTACAAGCACCCGAGATATAAGCCAACGCAGATTATGATTGTGTTCACGTTTGACAGAGGATGGGAACACGCATCCGTCTCCCTCCGAAACCGCTGCCCTACTTGGGACGAGATGTGTGCCATCAAGGATATTTTCTGGGGCGAGGAAGAGGCGGTTATGCAGGTACATCCTCCGAGATCGGAATACGTCAACCTGCATCCGTGCTGCCTGCACCTGTGGAAGCCGATCGGCCAGGACTTCGCCCGTCCGAACAAAGAACTGGTTTACTAAAAGGAGTTGAAAGACAATGCGTGAGATACTTTTCAGGGGCAAGCGAAAAAAAGGTGACAAAAGGTGGGTAGAAGGGGATTTACTGCACGGGTACTCCGGTTTTGGAATTACGAACCGGTACTATGCCGGCTCATCTTTCGAGGTTGACTCCGAAACCGTCGGCCAGTACACAGGTCTGACCGACAAGAACGGTGCAAGGATTTTTGAGGGGGATATCGTCAAATACAGTGAAATTGATATTGACGGGTCTGATGATAAATATATAGGCGTGATTTATTATAATCAGTCAAAGGCAAATTACGTTATCCAAAAAGGAAAGTATATGGCAAATTTCGTTACTTCGTGGATCTGTGATGTAGAAGTCATCGGCAACATCTACGACAATCCGGAGCTGGTGGAGGTGGAAAAATGAGCGGGGGAAGCTATAATTATCTTTGCTTTAAAGAACCAGAAGAGCTGATTTGCGGACATAACATAGTCTACTTGGAAGAGATGTGTAAACTGCTTCTTGAGCTGAAGTATGACGATATTGCAAGGGATATGCAACGCCTTATCGAGTACTGCAAGACGGCATATAACAGGATAGACGTTCTCAGTAAGCAACTCAACGACGTTATGCACGCCATCGAGTGGTATGAGAGTAGCGACTATGGAACAGATACTCTAATAGAACACCTTGAAAAGTATCGTAATGGAAAGTAGATACGAGGGGAGGAGACAGTCCATTGATCTATTACGACCTCAAAGGAATCAAAAAGAGAATAGACGCTCAAAAGCTTAAGGTTGCCGCTGCCAGAGATCAGGCTTTGAGCATTTCTTCACCACCTGACGGCACGCCGCACAGTACTGCTGTATCTGATCGTGTCGGCATGAGCGTGGGACAGATCATAACAGAGGAAGAAAAACTCAACGAGCTTTACGATCAGCTCACGGAGGGAATCAAGTCTATCCCGGATGATTACATAAAAACCCTCATCCACTGCAAGCTCGTCAAGTGCTGGAGCTGGACCCGTATCGCTCAGGAGATCGGCGGGAGCAACACGGGCAATACGGTCCGGATGCAGTGCGTGAGGTATCGATGGTAAGTTGTGCGTTTTGTGCGTTTTTAGGTGGTATAATGGTAGTATGAGATCGATTACAAGAGCGGCGGCGGTTTACACTCCTTTCCCGCTGCTGCACCATGATACACCTTTTCTTTCTTTGGCCGGATGCCTTACCACCATCCGGCGCCCATGGCAGAGTAGAGCAATGGCAGCTCGTTAGCCTCATAAGCTAAAGGTTGGCGGTTCGAGTCCGTCCTCTGCACCCACACTTACACTTCCATTTTGATAACCTCCTTGAATAGCACAGAGACCATCCTGACGCCAAGCGGGATGGTCTTTGTGTTAACGGATTTTTTTATGAAAGAATTTGCTCAGTATTTTTATCGATCAAAAAAATGGAAAAGTTGTCGTAAAGCTTACATCGCCGAAAGAATGCTTATTGACGGTGGCTTGTGTGAAGCTTGTCATGAGCGAGCGGGATATATCGTACACCACAAAATAAATCTTGACAGCAGCAGTATCCATAAGCCTGAAATCGCCTTAAACAGCAATAATCTTATGTATGTTTGTAAAAAATGCCATGATCAATTTGATGGTCACTTTGAGAAATCAAAAAGAAGGACAGCAAGAGCACATAAACTCTTGTTGCAATTTGATGAAAGCGGCGATCCAAGTCCGAACGATCGTTAAAAAAAGCGGAATCGTAAATGTGTGAAGTCAATCCCCCCCCTCAAAGCGATTGACAGGGATGGTTGGAACACCGTAGGGGGCTACCTCTTTATGCCTCTCTTTTAATGACCTAAGGGGGTGTAGGTCTGATATGAAGGAAGGTGAAAACACATGAGTGGATTTGCAAAGACAAAACGAACAGTCAATGCTATGCCTGACGGCGCAAGAAAGGAACTACTTACCAATCTGATCCGCAAAGCAGAATTTATCAATAACGAGCTTCATAAGCTCCAAGAGATCATCAAAGAAAAAGGTTGGGTAGAGGAATATCAGAACGGGGAGAACCAGCGAGGGCAGAAGAAATCCTCTGAGGGTGATACCTACAACCAGTTAATCAAAAACTACGCCATGCTCATGCGGCAGATTACCGACAGCCTTCCCGATGATGCAGATAAGGAAGATGAACTCGATTTGTTCCGTAAAAGGCGTGAGTTAAAATGAACGCTTTTGAAGAATACTTTACTTCCGTACTCGATGGAAGAATAGTCGCTTGCGAGAAGATGAAACGGGTGTCAGGACTGCTTCTTGAACGCTATGCGAAGCCGGGAAGATATCACTTCGACGAAAATCTTGCCAACGTCCCGATAGAGTTTATTGAAACGTTCTGCCGTCAGCCAACAGGCAAGATCGGGGTACCTCTAAAGCTTGAACTGTTCCAAAAGGCAAGATTGCAGGCGTTGTTCGGCTTTGTTGATGACGATAACCTCCGGCAGTATAATGAGTGTCTGATCGTTGAAGGAAGAAAAAACGGCAAGACAACGGAAATTGCAGGATTGGAAAACTATATGCTATTGGCGGACGGCGAGGGTGCTCCGCAGGTGTATAATCTGGCAACGGCGAGAGATCAGGCAGAGTTGGGTTTCAACGCCTGTATGAGGATGATCAAACAGAGCCCGGTGCTGCAAAAACATATACGCAAGAGAAAAAAAGATCTCTACTGTGAAGCAAATATGGGCTACATTATGACACTATCCAGCGACACCAAGCACCTTGACGGTCTGGATGTTCATTGTGCGGTGGTAGATGAACTGGCAGCGATCACGAACCGCGATACATACGATCTTGCTATCCAGGGCATGAGTGCAAGAAGTCAGCCGCTGCTGTTTACGATCACGACAAACGGCTTTGTGAGAGGCGGCATTTTTGACAATCAGTATGAATATGCTTCAAAAATACTCTCCGGCAAGGCAAAGAATGAGCATTTTTTGCCATTTATCTATGAGCTTGACAAGCCGGAGGAATGGACAGACGAGAGCTGTTGGATAAAAGCAAATCCCGGGCTTGGAACGATAAAGAAAAATGATATGCTGCGGCAATTCGTACAAAAAGCCCTCGACGATGACAGCTTCAAACGCACGGTATTTGTTAAGGACTTCAATATCCCCCAGACGGCAGTCACTGCGTGGCTCAAATGGGAGGATATTGTCAACGCCGAGACATGGAACAGCAGCGACTTTGATTATTGCATTGGCGGGATTGATGCCGCCGACAGTATTGACCTGAACAGTGCGAAGGCAATCTGTATGCGGCCCGATGACGATAGAATCTATGTTCGTTCCATGTACTGGATTCCACAGCGCGTCATTGATGAACAGGAAAAAAGCGGCAATGCGGAAGGTCGTGACAAGGTTCCGTATGATCTGTGGATCGAGCGCGGACTTATGAGAGCTGTACCAGGCAACAGAGTGGATAAGCGTGTGTTTTTGGACTGGTTCCTGGAGCTGCGGGACGAGGAAGATTTGTATGTCATGTGGATCGGCTATGATCCATGGCATATTGATGACAGCCTGCTGCGTGAATTCAAGGCGAACTTTGGCGATAAGTCTATGATTCCAGTGCGGCAAGGCACTTTTACGCTCAGTCAGCCAATGAAGGACATGAAAGCAGATTTTCAGGCGCACAAGGTTGTTTACAATGACAACCCGATCGACAAGTGGTGTCTGTACAACACACAAATCAAGCAGGACATTAACGGCAACATTCAGCCCGTAAAAGGAATGGACAGGACACAGCGCATAGACGGCAGTATCAGTCTATTGTGTGCCTATGTGGTCTTACAGAACAAGAAGGACAACTATATTAACATGAACAAGGGAGCGGATGAACCCGATGAGGAATAAGGACATCAAAAAAGCGCTTGACGGCTATTTCGCTGTGCTTTCAAGCTATCAGCCCGTTTACAGCACCTATGCAGGCGGCATTTATGAAATGGAGCTGAC